TGCAGATGACGCACAAGATATACAAGATAACACTTTTATAACATCAGCTAACGGTGGAATAAAAACAGCATCAGCATTCTACGAGAATTTTAATGCTTCAGAAAATCCAACAAACAAGTACGCTCAATTAACTTATAGTATCGGGTTGTACTTACAAACACCAGAACAGTATAAACAATTATTAGTCACACAAAATAAAACAACACAAGGTCTTAAAAAGATATTACAGAGTGGCGGTAATTCTGCTAATGAAGATGTTATATTTCCGGACCTATATATAGATGATCTAGAAGTACAAGGACTATTTGCTGAAGCAAATTCTAGTCCACATAATGTTACAAGAATGAACTTCAAGATCATCGAGCCAATGGGCTACACGTTTTTTAAAAAACTAAAAGAACTATGTGCGTCAGCAGGGATGAAAGAGTTTTCAAAACAACATTATCTCTTGGTCATTAGATATAAAGGGTTTGATGAAAACGGTAAACAATTGAGCGAAGCAGATGATGATAGATTAAGTAAATTTATTCCGTTTGTGTTTTCAAATATTAGAACAAGAGTTGCTACAGGTGCTATCACTTATGAATGCCAAGCTGTGGCAATTAATCACGAAGTAGCACTGAGTTCAAAACGTGCTACCATTCCTTTTAATGTTGAACTACTAGGACAAACTCTAGGTGATCTATTTAATGCTACTAGTAATGTTGAACAACTGCCGGCAACGTCTACTAGTCAAACTACAGCAACATCACCATGGGGTACAACAGAAACAACAGTAACTCCAGGCATACTAAAAAGCCAGTCTGGTACAACTCAGCAAAGCAAAGGTATTGTAGAAGAGCTAAATGAACAGCAGAAAAAATTAGCCAGAGAACAAGGCTACAAATATGCTGACAAATATAAAGTTACATTTAAAGGTGACATAGGAAAACAAAAAATTATTTCCAGTGAAGCACTGTTAACAGTTAAAAAATCTAAACCTATGTCTGCGTCGGCACAGGCCGCGGCCAATAGTATTTTAAATAGTACAAGTTATGATAAGTCAAGACAGATTTATGCTGTACCAGCTGGTCAACAGATACATCAGTTTCTTGATATTATGATTAGGTCTAGTGAATATATTTCAAAACAGCAAACACATATCATTGATCCAAAGACAAAAAAAGTAAAACCTAACCCATCGCAGAATAAGTTCTTACAATGGTATCACATTGGTGTTAGAGTTCTTCCTATCGCCTGGGACGACAAGCGTGGTGACTATGCCTACGAAATAGAATATATTATATCACCTAAACAGATAGCAGATACTTACTCTCCATTTTTTCCTAAAGCCCCATTTAGAGGAGTACACAAAAGTTATAGCTATTGGTTTACTGGAGAAAACACAGAAGTACTTAACTACGAACAAGATCTAAATACAACATTTTTTGTTGCCATGGATGGTAGAATACCACAAGAAGATCAAGAATCAACAGAAGACAGTCAACGTATTACATCTAAAGCATACGTTAATAAGTCCGGAGCCAGTGGACTAGGACAACCAGGAGACACTGCTAGTCCTGCAGAACAGGCCGCTGATGTGATTTATTCAACTGTAGACTTTGCTACGTTTAACATGGATATCATTGGTGATCCAGACTATGTTCAACAGAATGATGTACTATACACCAGTGGTGATACATTTGAACCGTTTATGCCAGATGGCTCAATTAATTATGACAGCCAAGAAGTTTTAGTTGAAGTTAAATTTAGAACCATGGAAGATTATAAAGAAGATGGCAGTGCTGATCTCAAAGATCCACTATTCACTGACGGTACTAAAACAGCCAAAGGATTAATTTACAAACTTACACATGTTACTAGTAATTTTAAAAAAGGTGTAATGACACAGAGTCTACGAGGAATACTAAGAGAATTTCCTGAAACAGTAACTCAAGAACCTGTTCAGAGAGAACAAGAAGAACAACCATTTGTAGGACCTACCAGAGGCGGTATGAACATGCCTGGGTACAAAGCAGTTACCTATGGCACTAACAATTATGCTCCAGACTTTACTCCGGTAAGTGTTAAAGGAAACAAAGTTCCTGGCGATGCGGCAATAACGTCTGACTCGGACATAGCACCTAACTTTACACCTATTAGTACAGCACAAAACGGACAAGGTAATTACGACACAGCTGGACCTATAGGACCAAACATGGGACAAGTAAATGACAATGGCAATAGTGTTCCTGGGCAAAGAGCAATAACACCAGACAATCCAACAGCACCTGACTTTTTACCAGTCAGGGGTGAAACACAAGGTAACTAATAGAGTATGGCAGAGAATCACATAAGAGGAAGAGGAACCCCTAAAGGATATAAATTTGGTGCAGGTAATCAGATACCTGCGGAATCGGGTCCTTATATAGGTATTGTTAAAAACAATATTGATCCTACACGTGCGGCCAGACTACAGGTCTACATTGAACAGTTTGCTGGACCTGATGAAAAAGATGAATCAAATTGGAGAACTGTAAGTTATCTTCCGCCTTTCTTTGGTTCAACAGAGCATTCAGGTGCGGCAGTAGGATCAGGAAACTTTGTAGGTAATAAACACAGTTACGGCATGTGGTTTACACCACCAGACATTGGTACTAAAGTTTTATGTTTCTTTGTAGCAGGTGATCCAAATAATGGTTACTATGTAGGATGTATTCCAGAAGACAGTTTAAATCACATGGTACCTGCTATTGGTTCCTCTACAAAATACGAAGTAGGCTCGGAAGGTAAATCATTTGTGTCAGGTGCTAGTCAAGTTCCTGTTACAGAAATTAATAATGAAGATCCAGCAATCAACGAAAGCCCTGAATTTTATAATCAACCTAAACCTGTACACAATGTTGTAGCAGGTACACTGTTTGGACAAGGACTGTTAAAAGACAACACAAGAGGTCCTATCACTTCAACAGCACAGCGTGAATCACCCAGTAATGTATTTGGATTTTCAACTCCAGGTAAACCTATATACTCAGGTGTTAAAGGAGTTGACCAAGCAGATATTAGAGCTAAACTACAGAATGGTGAACTCAAACCTGAAGACGTTAAAGTTGTAGGACGTAACGGTGGACACAGTATTGTTCTTGATGATGGAGATATTCAAGGTAAAGATCAACTAGTAAGAATTAGAACAGCCAAAGGTCATCAAATCATTATGAGCGATGATGGAAACTGTTTTCACATTATTCATGCTAACGGACAGACATGGTTAGAGTTTGGTCAAGAAGGCACTGTAGATGTATTTGCTACAAACTCAGTTAACGTAAGAACACAGGGTACTATTAATTTACACGCAGACAAAGACATTAACATGTATGCAGGTGGACATATATCAACATATTCTGAATTATCAACTAGAATGGAAGCTAAAACACAATTTGCGGCAACAGGTATTGCTGAAGCAAAACTTTATAGTAAACAGTTCGCAGGTATACGCAGTGATAATACCGTTGCTATTGAGGGCGGAAAACTGTCAAGTATGAATGGTGGCGATAGAATGGATATCAAAGCAGGTACTATTAACCTTAATAATGGTGGCGGTGTTCCTGTTTCACCTAATGTATTGCTTAAGAAAAATAAAGTTAGTGATACTAAACTTGGTGCTAACGGATGGGAAGTTCAGTATGGAGAACTGGAAACTATTGCTACTAGAGTACCAAGTCACGAGCCATGGCCATTCCATAACCTAGGTGTTGAAAATTCTGTACAGTTAGGTAAAACAGCAACGTCAACACTAAGTCCTGCATTGGCAAGTAAAGCATCAAATATTGCTGGTAAGTTACCTACTAACGAAATTACATCCAGCGACTTTGCTAAACAAATACCTGCTACTAAATCAATTGGTAGTTTAGATCAAGATCAAGTTACAGGTGTAATAGCACAAAGAGCCAAAGAAGTTGGGCAAGACTTTACAGATATATCTGTAGATAAAGGTATTGGTAAGTATGGTATTTCTCCAGATCAATTAGAATCGTCAGGATACTTAAAACCAGGTACAGTTAGCAAATATATCAAAGACCCAAGTTCAACAGTTACAGATGGGTTTGGTACAGTAACAACACAGTTAGAGTCAGTGCTTAAAAATCCAAACGTATGGACCGGTAAAGGCAGTGCTAATAACTTAACTGGATTTTTAAATGATATAAATGCACAAACACTGGCACAGCAAGATATTTTATCAACTAATTTAAGTTCATTAAAAGCTAAAGGTATATTAACAGGCACAGAATCACCTGAAGACTTAGGCGGAATATTAAATGCAAGTTCAGCATATGGTGCTGACAATGTTGCTAACTGGGCAAAAGGCTCAGGCGGTAATGCTATGATTAATTCGGGAATTGAACAAACAGCACGTAACGGCAAGTATTCAGTTAACTTGGTTGATACAAAATTAACAAGCCTAAACAAGAGTTATAGTAATCCAGGTGCGTATGCAGGTACTACAGATAGAGAAACACTAGACAACAATGTTAGTCAAATTATTGCTGACTCACGTGCAATACCGCCAAAACATACAAGATAAATAATATACTATGGCAAGATTCTACGGATACAGTTCAATTGGCAGAAACAAAAAGTTTCGCTTAGAAGACTTTGAATTAGTTAAAAGAGACTTACTAAACAATCTTTTAATTAGACAAGGTACTATGCCAGGCAGGCCAAATATTGGCACGTCTCTGTGGGACTATCTTTACGAAGCTGTTGATGATAAAACTCTAAATCAGATCGATAATGAAATGCGTAAATCAATTCAAAGAGATCCAAGAGTTAAAGTTAACGAAATAATGTTTTACACACAAAACAATGGTTTATTGTGTGAAGTATCAGTTTCAACAGTTCAATCATCAGAAAGCCAATTACTAAAAATATTCCTCAATACAGAAAACCTCACAGCCAACTACGTATAATATACCCACTTAATTAAAGTGATAAATACTTATAACAAAAGGATTATAGGTATTCTATGGCTAAGACTACAAGACAAACCGCTATTTTTGGGGCGGAAGATTGGAAGAAGTTATACCGCACTTACAAAGAGGCTGACTTCCAAAGTTACGACTTTGAAACTCTACGTAAGTCAATGGTTGACTACTTGCGTTTATATTATCCAGAAACGTTTAACGATTATACAGAATCAAGTGAGTTCGTTGCACTGCTAGATCTAATCTCATTCATGGGACAAGGTCTTGCTTTCCGTAACGACTTAAACACCAGAGAAAACTTTTTAGACACAGCAGAGCGTAGAGACTCAGTAACTAAATTAGCCAAGTTAGTGGGTTACACTCCTAAAAGAAACTTAAACGCTAATGGTTTCTTAAAAGTAACAGCAATTAGAACAACAGAGTCTGTTTTAGATTACAATAGATTTAATTTATCAGGCATTACAGTTAATTGGAATTCAGTGACTAATCCAGACTGGTTAGAACAGTTTAATGCTATTATAAATGCCGCAATGGTAGACAGTCAACGATTTGGCCGACCAGGAAACAGCCAGAACATATTAGGTATTACTACAGACGAATATCAAATCAATACAACACCAAACACAATTCCAATTGCTAGTTTCCAAAGTGACGTTGATGGTATATCAATGGATTTTGAAATTGTATCTGGAACGTCAGTAGACAGAAGCTACGTTTACGAACAGTCACCGAGACCTGGCGGAGCATTTAATATAATTTATAAAAATGACAAACTAGGATATGGTTCAGAAAACACTGGCTTTTTCTTTATGTTCAAACAAGGTTCGTTAACCAATCAAGACTTTACTCTAGTTGATCGTATTTCAAACAGAATAGTTAATGTTAATATTGAAGGGGTTAACGATAATGACGTTTGGTTATTTGAGCTTACTCAAAACAGTAATGGATTAACTGAATGGAGACCTGTAGATAATATCTTTGCTATTGATAAAACAGGTGGCACAGGCGAACGTGAAGTTTATCAAGTTAATTCAAGAACTAATGATCAGATACAATTACAATTTGGTGATGGCACATTCTCAAAAATTCCATTAGGTGACTACAGAGCTTATGTTAGATCTTCAAATGGTTTAGAATATGTGATTAATCCTGAAGAAATACAAAATGTAGAAGTACCAATTAACTACGTAAGCCGTAATGGTAGAGTAGAAACATTAACATTGACAGTGTCATTACAAAGCCCGGTATCAAATTCTAAATCGCGTGAAACTATTAATGAAATTAAAGAAAGAGCACCAGCGGCATTTTATACACAGAATAGAATGGTTAACGGTGAGGATTACAATAACTTTCCGTTTACAAGATTTACAAGTATTTTAAAATCAAAAGCCTTGTCGAGAACAGGCGTTGGTATTAACAGACAGTTAGACTTATTAGACCCAACAGGTAAGTATTCATCAACAACAGCATTTGCCAGCGATGGTATGCTGTATAGATCATTTACAGATCCTACAAAGACATTTAGTTTTGTAGACACAAATGATATTGCTGATGTTATTCAGAATACTGTAGAACCAATTCTTAAGTCAAGAGCATTAACACACTTTTACTATGATAAGTTTCAGCGTATTAGTTTATCTGGTTTAACTTGGAATAATTCAACAGCTATTGTTAGTCAAACAACAGGATATTTTAAAGATAGTATCTCGGGTGGACCAATATCTATTGCGTTAACATCAAGTAATACAAAATATATTCAGGAAGGTGCGTTAGTTAAATTTGTTGCTCCAGATAATCAATATTTTGATGCTAACAATAGATTACAGTCAGGCGTGCCTACTAAAGCCAATGAGAAACTAGCAATATGGGCAACAGTGACAAACTTGGTACTAGATGGTACTAACTTTGGTCAAGGTAACCTAAGTGACGGTACTGGACCTGTAACATTTAATGAATATCTTCCAAATGGTTGTATTCCAACAGAAGTTATTCCTAAATTTATAACTGATTTAGAAGTAGCATTTGAAAATAGCATGATTGATCAGATCGAAGTATATAGAGACTTTGGTATCGGCTATGACGAAGAAACTAGTGAATGGTATATTATTTCAACAGACAACTTAGATGAAAATGCTGACTACAATAACAATTATGCCAAAAACCAAGATGGTTTAAATCGTGATGCTTCATGGTTAATTCAATTTACCACAGATGGCGAAATATATACTATCAAATATAGAGATCTAAGTTACTATTTTGCATCAGTGCTAGAAAATAGATTCATTTATGATTCAAACTCAAAGGTATATGATCCTAAAACAGGCAAAACAGTTAACGATTCAGTGACTGTGTTAAAAGCAAATACTAAACCTGATGCTAACGAAAACTTAACCTCAGATATTTTATTAGATATAGTTGGTCAAGAAACAGAAACTGATGGTTTTGTTGATAACTTTAAAGTGTTAGTAAGTTATGCTGACAAAGACGCAGACGGTATTGCTGATAATCCAGATATCTTTAAGGATCTAGTAGATCCAACAGTGAGTCCAAATACAAAATATGTATTCTTTGAACGTCAAACAGACTTTGACAATTTAGAAAGATGGGTACCATTAAACAGTGGTAAAATTAACATAATGTATGCTGACTTAGAGGGTGTTGAGCTTAAGAAAAAAGAGTATCTGCAGGGTCAAGTGTTTTATGCTTATACAGATAAGAAATTTTATCAATTATCAATTACAGGTAGTGAGTTTACAATTACTGAAACCAAGGACTATCGTGTAGCTGTAGGTAGACAAGACTTTTATTTTAAATATAAACATAATTCACCTAATACACGTAGAATTGATCCAGCATTAACAAACATTATTGATTTGTATCTAGTAACTAATACGTACTATACAAACTACACAAACTGGATTAAAGACGCAACAGGCAAAATTACTAAACCAAGTCAACCTACGATCGACGAATTAACCCTAGCATATAATTCATTAGAAGATTATAAAATGTCTAGTGACAATTTAATTCTTAACTCAGTAACATTCAAACCGTTGTTTGGTGAAAAAGCAAGTTTAGAATTACAAGGCAAACTTAAAGTTATTAAACAGTCAGGTGTTGTAGTGTCAACTGGTGAAATTAAGTCACGTGTTGTACAAGCACTGAATCAATACTTTACAATTGATAAATGGGACTTTGGTGATACATTCTACTTTTCAGAACTATCAGCATACCTACACGAAGAACTAGGTGACATTGTTAGTTCAGTAGTTATTGTACCAACAGACCCTACAAAAACATTTGGTGATTTATATGAAATCCGTTGTGCGCCAAACGAAATATTTGTTAATGCGGCGTTAGTTAACGACATTGACGTTATTGACGCACTCACAGCAGGCGAACTTAAAAAGAACTAGGATAAAGAATGGCAAGATTTACAAGAACATTAGATCTATTACCTGAAATATTTCAAACAGAAACTAATCAAAAGTTTCTCAATGCTACACTGGATCAACTTGTACAACGTCCGCAGTTAAGACGTGTAGAAGGTTTTATTGGTCGCAGAACTGGATTAGGTGTTAGAGGTCTTGACAGTTATGTATTAGAACAAGATCAAGAACGTGCGGCCTATCAATTAGAGCCAACAGTCACTTATAAGAAAAAAGATAGCACAGAAACTCGTGACTTTGTAACATATCCTGGTATTGTAGATGCTCTACAGGTAGCAGGTGCTAATGTTAATAGACATGATAGATTATTTGATTCAGAATACTATTCATGGGATCCGTTTGTAGACTACGATAAGTTTGTAAACTTTAGTCAGTATTATTGGTTACCTCAAGGACCTAACTCAGTTGATGTGGGTGCTACTGAAATATCTACCAGTGACGAGTACGATGTTACTAGGAACGAATTTGACTATAATCTTAGTGGAGTAGAAGGTTCTAATCCAACTATCACTGTTGTCCGAGGCGGCAATTATAAGTTTAATGTTCAACAAACAGGTAACCCGTTTTGGATTCAATCAAACCCAGGTGCTAACGGTTTAGTTCCAGGGCAACCTAATCAATCAAGCAGAGAAGTACTGGGAGTTACCAACAACGGTGACGACAATGGCGTTATTGAATTTAATGTTCCACTAGACACAGAACAAAACTTTTTCCTAAACATGGACACTGTGGCTAAAGTTGATTTAGTTACAGAACTAAGATTTGATGAAGTTAACAATCAACAGGTAAGACCATTCTTAGACAAGTATGATGGTATTGATGAAGTTACTGATCTACGTAACAGAACAATTATCTTTACTAATAGAAACCCAGGTGACGGTGAAGACTCAGGTTGGAAAAGAGATGACTTATTTGACACTGCACCATATGATGATAATGATACACCTTTTGCTGAATCACAAGACATAGCAACTAAAACAGATCGTTATTCTGTTTATCGTATTGAATTTAGATACGAGGAAGATGAAAATTCTCCAACGTTTGATGCGTCTGGTGCTAATCCAATTATGGTACTTAACAAAGTTAGAGAAATTCCTAACTTATCTAAAGTACATGTACAATATGGTACAAAATATAACAACCAATATATGTGGAAAACAGCTGAAGGCTTCTTTGAAGAGCAACCGCATATTACATCAATTAAAGATACACTTTACTATCAAGATGCCAATGACGAAAATAGATTTGGTATTATTCGAGTAGTTGATGCTGTTGATCAATTAACTTTAAACATACAAGATGATATTATAGGTGCTAAAGAATATACATCGCCAACAGGTGTTAAGTTTACTAACGGAATGAAAGTACAATTCCGTGGCGGAACACTACCTGAAAGTTATCAAGATAAAGAATACTATGTTGAAGGTGTTGGCACTGCAATTAAATTACTAGCAGTAGAAGATTTTAAAACACCAGAGTCATATACAATCAGCGAAACACAGCCATTTGATGTTAAAGGTTATGACGAAGAACCATTCGATTCAAGTTTAAATGCTCCTGTTAATAAAGATTATATGACTATTAATAGAGCATCGGATGATAAGAATCCATGGTCACGGTCAAATCGATGGTTCCATGTTTCTGTAATTAAAGCATCGGCAGAATATAATAAAACTGTTGCTAACTTAGATCAAACAGCACGTGCTAAACGTCCTATTTTAGAATTCCATAGTGGATTACGATTGTTTAACTTTGGAACAGAAGGAAAGAAAGTAATTGACATTATTGATCTTAAACAAAAAGATGCATTGTCAAATGTAGCAGGTAAAATTGGATATAATATTGATCAATTTGGATTATATGATGGCGCAAGAGTAATTTTTGCCGCAGATGAGGATCCAGTGGTACGTAATAAAATTTATGAAGTACGCTTAGTTGATCCTGTAGGCATAACAGAAGACCCTAATCAAATAAGTGAAAAAATTATTCAATTAGTTGAAGCAGACGATGCTGTTGTTTTAGAAAATCAAGTTGTATATTTACAAAGTGGTACAACAATTAACGGTAAAAGTTACAGATACACAGGTACTAAGTGGGTAGAAACACAGCAAAAAACAAAAATTAATCAACCTCCATTGTTTGATATATTTGATACCGACGGCAATTCGATTGGCGACACTAACGTTTATCCGTCTACAAACTTTAGAGGAACTAAATTATTTTCATACAAAGAAGGAACTGGTCCAATCGACACAGAACTTGATCTGAGATTAAGTTATCTGAGTATTAACAATGTTGGTGATATTGTATTTGAAAATAACTTATACAGTGACACGTTTGTTTACACGATTAATAATGTGTCAACAACTACAGACGTTGGAACTGGTTTTGCTAGAAAATACTCAAATAGAACAACCTTTGATTTAAAAACAGGTTGGGAAAAGGCAGTAGACACAACACGCCAAGCACAGATCTTTACATTCACAAATACAGCAACATGTATCTGTGACATAAGACACAACGACGGTGACAATGCTGTTGTTGTTTATGTTGATAATAAGTTTGTACTACCAAGTGAATATACTGTAACAAGAACAGCAACATCAACCACAGTTACATTTAATGAAACAAAAGAAATAGTACACATTCATATAATCAGTGATCAGAAGAGTGGTGTTGCTTATTATGAAATGCCAGCTAACCTAAGTGATAACTCAGTTAATAACTCTTTTGACACTGTAACACTTGGTACTATTAGAAATCATTTTGTTACACTTACACAAAGTCATCCTGAATTAAAAGGTACATTGTTAGGTGAAAATAATCTACGTGATCTGGGTAACATTATTGGCTACGGTAAACAAATTGTTGAGCAATCATCACCGATGCAGTTCACATCAACATTTAGTAAAGACTCAAACATTAATTTCTTTGATGCTATCGAATATGCTTCAAACGAATATGAAAAATATAAAAACAGATTAGTCGATACTTTAACAAAAAATGATTACCAAGGTACAGCCGCTGAAAGGTTAGATCAAGCTCTAGCAGATCTCAACAAAGGTCGTAACCCAGACATGCCATTTTATTGGACAGATACAATTCCATGTGGCGAAGTCTACGAAGAAACAGTACACACAATTACACCAATTGATGACAATGTGTTTGACTTGTTATACACATATGACTTTACTAAAGCAAATTATCAAGGCTTACTAGTTTACTTAAATGATTCAATATTATTGAACAATACAGATTATACAGTGGCAACAGATGGCCCTAGAGTTACAATTAATAAAACACTTAGACAGGGCGATGTTGTTAAAATCAGAGAATACGAATCAACAGTAGGTAGCTTTGTACCAAGCACTCCAACTAAGTTGGGTATGTTTGATAGATTTAAACCTGAGTTCTTTACAGACGATTCTTATACAACACCACAAACAATTTTACAAGGTCACGATGGTTCTAGAACAATAGCATTTGGTGATAATCGTGATGACGTGTTATTAGAATTTGAACGCAGAATCTATAATAACATTAAAATACCGTTAACAAATAAGATACCGTTACGTTGGTATGATGTGGTTCCTGGAGCATTCAGAACAACAGATTATACAGACGCGGAAATTACTGAGCTGTTTGGTGAAAGTTTCTTACAATGGGTAGCATGGAACAAGTTAGATTATAAAACACAAGAATACGACAAAGACAACAAGAAAACTTGGAACTATTCAAGAGCTACTGACAGAATAGATGGCAGTTTGCTCAAAGGTGGCTGGAGAGGGAACTTATATAAATTCTATGATACAGATGTTCCTCACTTGCGTCCTTGGGAAATGTTTGGTTTCAGTGTAGAACCTGAATGGTGGCAACGTCAATATGGTCCAGCACCATACACCGGAGACAACATGGTTCTATGGGACGACATGGCCAATGGTGTAGTAGCACATCCAGATGGTGACTATGTCATTGAAGAATTTAAACGTCCTGGACTACAATCAATTATTCCTACCGGTGATGAAGGAGATCTAGAAGCAAGTTTTGATGTATTGGTTCAGAACTATGATCTGAAGAGTACAGAAAAATCATGGCAACTAGGTGACATGGGTCCTGTTGAAACAGCATGGAGACGATCAAGTGCTTGGCCGTTTGCTGTTATGAAACTACTAGCAAAAACTAAACCTGCTAAGTTCTTTAGCTTAATGGCTGACAGAGATAGATACAAATATTCAACAGACTTAAATCAATATGTTTACGATTCAAGATTTAGGCTAACATCTGACAACATTGACATATACGGTGAAGGAACAGTTAAGCACTCATACATTAACTGGTGTGTTGACTTTGCACGTAGACAAGGTATTGCTAATAAACAGGCAATAGTTGATGTATTGCGTAATACTCAAATCCAACTAGTTTATAGAGCAGGTGGCTTTACAGACAAACAATACTTAAAAGTGTTTACTGAAAAAACTTCACCTAACTCACTGAATGCAAACTTACTGTTACCTGACGAAAGTTATGAAATACTTTTATACAATAATGAACCATTTGACGAAGTAACTTATAGTTCAGTTATTGTACAAAAAGTTGCTAACGGCTATGCTGTATATGGTAACTCAAAAGAACACTTATACTTTAAAGTATTCCAGTCAATACCAAACGGCAACTATAAAAATGTCCAAGTAGGCAACGACAATGTTAGAATGAGTTTAGATTTTTCTAACAAAGAAGTACTAGTACCATATGGTTATACGTTTACTAACAAAGGTGCATTAGTTGACTTCCTTGTAAGTTACGGACAATGGTTAGAATCAAAAGGCTTTGTATTTGAAGATAAAGAAAATGAATACCTACTAAATTGGGGACAAATGGTCAATGAGTTCTTATACTGGAACCAACAAGGCTGGCAAGTAGGTGCTATTGTTAATTTAAACCCAGCGGCTAATCAACTTAAAATTTCAAGACCGGGTGCAGTAGCAACTCCAATCTTAGGCAGACGTGCTGATGAATTTGTACTAAATCAAAATTTACAACCTATACACAAAGATAATTTAGTATGGGACAGGATCGATAATGATCTAACTATCAAAACATTTGATGATGATTCAATAAACTATATTAAGATTAAATTTACAAGTTATGAACATGCCTTAGTATTTGATAATAAATCAATTTTTAACGACTTGATGTATGATCCAGCAACAGGTGCTAGACAACAACGATTAAGACTAGTTGGCACAGTGTCAGATAACTGGGACGGCACAGTTAATGCTCCAGGCTTTATTATGAATCAGCCTAATGTTGCTGAGTGGACAGAAAATAGAGAGTACTCAAAAGGTGATATTGTCAAATATAAAAACAAATACTATGCGGCACTTAAACGTCTAAATCCTGCTGAACTATTTGATTTTGCTAATTGGACAGAAACAGAGTATGAGTTAGTTAAAACAGGATTAATACCTAACATAGCATTAAAAGCACAGCAGAGTGAACACTTCTATGATTTAAGTGAAGCAAACCTAGAATCAGACGCTGACCTATTAGGCTTTGGTCTAATTGGATTCCGCCCAAGAAATTATATGCAGGGTCTGACACTTGATGATGTGAGCCAAACAAATGTTTACAAAAACTTTATTGGTAATAAAGGTAGTAAACAAGCAATGGATTTATTTAAATCTGCTAAACTTGATAAAGAACTAACAGACTATAACATATTTGAAAACTGGGCAGTGCGTTCAGGTTTATACGGTGCTACATCAAATAGAAGTTATGTTGAAGCACAGTTAATCAGCGACAAACTAACAGGTAATCCAGCAACATTGAAAATCACTAATAGCACTAACGGTACCACGGTTAACCAGATAGTTAGACCAGATCAGCTTTATAAATCAAGTTATAAAGTTACAGACGAAAATATATTACCAACTGTTGATTATCAAAATGTTGAAAAATCACTCCCATCAGCAGGTTTTGTAAATGTTGACGATGTTGACATTAAAATATTTGAACTTGATAATTTATCTGAAATTGCTAATAACATTGATAAGATTACCGAAGGCACTAAAATTTGGGTAGCTAAAGAAAATAACTATGCCTGGAATGTATATAGATCTACACTATTAAGAAATGAGCCTACTAAAATTGTTGATAACTTAGACGAAACATCTACGGTTATATTCAACGGACATCATACTCTTTCTAAAAACGACATTGTAGTATTTAGATTTTTTGAAGGACTAGTAGGAGCATTTAGAGTAAAATCAGTTCCACAGTTAGATAAAATTGTTATTGATCTCAGTTTACCAGATGAAGTTACAGTGATAGAGGATCTAGGTGTAGCGTTTGTACTACAATCAAGTAAGGTATTCCAGGGCAGTGACATAGCAGATTTACCTTACATACATACTGTTGAAACAGGTGAAAAGATTTGGATTGATGGAACAAGTTGGAAAGTATTAGAAAAATTTAATCCGTTTAATGATGAAAACAATACCTGGAGTAAAACACTTAAAGCACCACAAGAAGATTCAGGATTTGGTACTGTTGTATCACAATCACCAGATGGTCTAACAAGTTTAATTGGAGCACCAGATTGGGAAAATGGTAGGGGTAGTGTTTATGTGTTTGGACAAATTGGTACAGGTGATATACAAGAAGGTACACAATTACATCTAGGTAAACTAACAAGTACACTTGATAAAGAAATACTTGGGTATGGCAGTGCTATTGACTCAGCAGACAACGGCTGGAATATTGTTGGAGCCCACGAATCTAAGAGTGGTGAAGGTGTTGCTGTTGTAATTAATCAAACAGCTAGTGGTGTTATCAGAGAAACTCAACTGCTAACTGTTCCTGGTAACGGTCCAGGAGATTCTACAGCAAGTAGCTTTGGCCAAGCAGTTGCTATTAGTCCAAATTCAAGTTGGATTTATATAGGTGCGCCGGGTGATGAAAAAGTTTATACATACCAACGTGTTGATTATGAACAGCAAGAACACGAATTCCTAGGCGATGGGTCAACAATGCAGTGGGACATTAGTGATTATATTACTGTCGATGACGAAACACAGGTATCAATTAACATTGATAATATTCCACAAGTTCCAGTAACTGACTATACACTATCAAGTGGTATACTAGTGTTTACTGATGCTCCTAAAGATAGTGCTAGAGTTGAAATAGTAAGAAATTATTCCTGGCAGGGCGAAGGAGACGGTTCTACCACTGTTTATGATATTAGTTCAATTTATCATGCAACATCAATTGAGAAGTTTAGAGTTGCTGTTGATGAAGAATTGTTAAGACCTAATTATGACTATACATTTAATCCAGCAACTCAGGAAATTACATTTACACTAACAAATAAATCAGGCGCAAGTATTGCTCCACCTACAGGGATATTAATACAGGTATTTGCTGAAGACTACTATGAATATGTTGGATCAATTAATAATCCGGGTGTTATTAACAATGGCTTTGGCTCAAGCATATCCACAACCAGAGACGGTAGACAAATTATAATTGGTGCCCCTCAAGGCGAAGGGTCAGATTCAAGTGGTAATGTAGGTAAAGTATTTGTGTTTGACAGAGACGCAGAACGTTTCCAAGTCAAAGACAATACAACATTAACATTTACAACTACAAAATCGATTGTTGGACGCCCAACAGTATTATTAAATAATGGTCCACAGATTGATAAAGATGATTACTTATATGCAGGAACTTACACGGTTGCAGGTAACACAGTAACAATAGATGATGCCGCAGTTGATCTAGGTGACATTGTTGAAGTTGAAACTAATAACTTTGTATTAGCAGGTGAGTTACATCAAGAAGATACTATGGTAGCATCAGAATTTGGTTTCTCAACAAGAGTATGCCCAACAAACTGTTCAATGTATGTAGGTGCTCCTAAAGATTCAAACCAAGCAGAAAACGCAGGTTCAGTAACACGTTTTGTTAATAGATCAAGACTGTATGGATCAACAATGGGTTCAACAGCAAACCCAACTATTACAGCAGGTCACGCACTAAGAATTAACAACTACTATATTACAGCAACAGGAACAACTGTGGAAAGTTACGTTCAGGATATTTTAGATGCAGGTATTCCAAACGTAACAGCAAGTGCTGTTGATGGTAAAATTAAAATTGAATTAATAAATGTTAACGCGGCACCAGCGGCTAATAAGTTGTTTATCTATCCAGGTATTGGAACAATACACGAAGATCTTGGTATAGAAATATTCCCTAGAATGCAGACAATACCAAATCCGTATCCAATTGTTAACGCAAGATTTGGCCATGCGTTAGATATTTCAAGTGATGCTCACAGTATTATTATTGGTGCTCCTAATGGTGCTACTAATTTAGAAGTTACATTAGACGCAAGTACAACCAAAATTGATGCAGGCGCAACTAAAATCAAAGATGTACAAACACAGAGTGGTGCTGTTTACACATATGACTATTTAGAAAGTGATGTAGACACTTATGCTAATCCAGGTAAGTTTGTATTTGGTCAGCAAATTAACGACAGCCTAGTGCATCCACTAAGTGAGTTTGGTACTAGTGTTGATTACTGTAATGCTAAACTGTTAATTGGATCACCTAATCACTTAACCAATGGCAACGCTAACGGTAGAATTGTTAGGTTTAATAACGAAACATTTACACCAGTTTGGCAGGAAATTGAAAAAGAGCAGAAAGTAGTTGATTCAGAGTTAATTAATTCGGCATTTATCTATGATAGAACAAATGATAAAGTTTTAACATACTTAGATTATATTGATCCACTACAAGGAAAAGTATTAGGTGCGGCACAACAAAATATTGACATAACCATACCTGATGATCCAGCACAGTACAATAATGGAACATCAAATAATTTTGGAATGACCTGGGGTGTAGAGCACGTTGGTACAATATGGTGGGACGTTTCTACTGCTAAGTTTATTAACTACAATCAATCAACAGCAGACTATCGTGCTAAACGTATAGGTAACTTATTCCCTGGTTCAACTATTGACATTTATCAATGGATATCCAGTGATGTACCACCATCAGCTTATGAAGGCGAAGGAACAGTTTACTCAACAGAGTCATTCTCAACATTAAGTGATATTAGAGAAGGCGGAGAAGTAGTTACAAAATATTATTTCTGGGTTAAAGGCTTAACAGCAGTTGATAAGAATTCAGGCAAAACTCTAAGTCCTGTAACAATAGCACAGTATATTGAAACACCTAAGTCAAGTGGCATTCCTTATGTTGCTATGGTAGACAAAAACTTGTTCGCATTGTTTAATAGTCAAGGATATATTTTAAATGAAGACTCTGTGTTACATATCGAGTTTGATAAGATTAAAACAGACAACAATGTACACGTTGAGTTTGAACTCATAAGAGAAGATGACCCGGCTCAATTTTTAAGTGATAATTTATATCGTAAGTTTTTAGATAGTTTCTGTGGCACAGACACAGCAGGTAACAAAGTTCCTGACTCTAATCTATCAATAACAGATAGACGTGGTGTAGAATTCCGTCCAAGACAAACAATGTTTGTTGATAGATTTAATGCCTTAAAGAACTATGTTACAGCAACAAATAGAATATTAAAAACGTTACCTATTACTGAACTTAGAAGTTATCCTTTATTGGAAAGTCAAGAAGAGATGCCAGGTAAGCCAACCGGCGCTTGGGACGTTATGTTAAATGATATTGCTGAATTAAGTTATCAAACTATTAATATTGACCCAATTGGCTATAGATATCTTGTTAAATCAGATGCCAATAATAGTGGCTTATGGACAATATACACTTTACAAAGTAATAGAACATTATTGTTAACAAGAGTACAAAATTTCAAAACAACACGTTATTGGGATTTAGCTGATTGGTACGCAGAAGATTACAATGTATTAGATAAACCAACTAAAGAAGTTAATCAATATGCTGATTTAGGTACACTAACAACGGCTACAGTTGGCAATGTTGTTAAAGTTCGATCAAATGCACAGGGTAAATTTGAAATTTACAGATTAACTAATGCAGGATGGGAGCGTGTTGGTTTAGAAAAAGGTACAATACAGATTAAAAAGAGTGTGTATGATTACGATCAAGAACGCAACGGATTTGACAACGAAGTGTTTGATGCTCAATACTTTGACCAAGAAGCAGTTATTGAACTAAGACAAATTATTAAATCATTAAATGAAGAAATATTTGTTGATGATCTAGCAAAACATAGAATTGAGTTAATTACATTAATGTTTAACTATGTTTTAAGTGAACAAAAGTCAACTGATTGGTTAGTAAAAACAAGTTTGATTGATATACAACATAACCTACGTGAGCTTAAACAGTTTGATATACTAAGACGCGATAACCAGGATTTCCTTGAACAATATATTGAAGAAGTTAAACCATATAGAACACAGGTTAAAGAATTTAATCTAGTGTACAAAGGTGATGATGTATACTCAGGCGACGCAACTGACTTTGACTTACCAGCACAATTTGACACTGATTTAAACAAATACATTTCACCAAGGCACGTACTTGATCAAGAAGACATTACAGGCGAAGGTGTTTATCAGCTAGACAATGTAATTTGGTCTACTGGCAAATATACAAGTTGGAGACAAAACTTTGCATTATCAATTGAAAGTGTAACAGTGATTGAAGGTGGTAGTGGTTATACAGAACCTCCGGAATTAATCATCACAGGCGAGTGCGATATACCTGCTGAAATGACAGCAAAAGTTTCCACAGCAGGTGAAGTAATTGCTGTAGTTGTTGATTATCCGGGTGTAGGATACACGTCAACTCCGGTTATTACACTCAAAGGTGGTAACGGTGAAGGAGCCAAATTAGTTGCTGTTACCGCGCCTGGTGACGTAAGATCATATAAAACAACAATTAAGTTTGATAGATATGAACATTCTACTAATGTTGTAGATTGGACAGCAGAAACTGCTTATGATCAAGATCAACTAGTACGCTACAACAATAAAGTCTATAAAGTGTATTGGGGTGATGGCTCAACGTTGACAAAAGCAACTTTTGATCCATTAGACTATGAACTAGTTAATGTAGAAGACTTATCAGGTGTAGATCGTACAATGGGTCTGTATCAACCAGGTGTTAACTATCCTGGCTTAGATTTATCACTATTAGTCTACGGTACAGAATATCCAGGCGTTAACATGTTTGGCCCAGACTTTAGTGCTAACACAGGGTATGATGTAGGTAACTTCGATGTTAACCCATGGGACAACATTGACTTTGACGAAAATGGTAAGCCAAGTTATTCAGAAACTATCCTAGATGCTAAGTATCAAGGTGGAGACTATTCAGGAACAAGTACCACACAGTATGATATACAAACTGAAACTAAAGTGTTTGATCTAACAGTTTCAATGCCAAACGCAGATCATATAAGCGATAATTTTGTACAAGACGATCCATGGTTATGGTCATGGGATTCTGACTTCTATAGACCAACTGGTGGCACAAACGTACTGGATCCTAACATTACTCTACAACGTGGTTCAACTTACAAGTTTAGAAACTTTACATATGGTCACAATTTATGGTTGAAATCACAACCATTGAGTGAATCAGAATACGTACAAGGCACAATAGACTTATACAAACTAGGTGCAGACGACGGAGTTATTAATAATGGTGCTAAACGTTCAGATGTGAATGACCCAACACCAGCAGTGGTTACCTGGACAGTTCCTTTAGATTATCCATATGACTCAGTAACTATTCAACATAGTCAGTATGGCATGGACGACACAATCAAAATTGCTGGTGAAATTATTACTAGTGACACCGGAATACCAACAGACATTGACGTAGACGGTGGAGCATTTGTTGATTCATATAACAGCCATGCACCACAAGAACTAATTCCAGGTGCTATCTTTGACACACTTAATATTCAAGTTACTACAAGACCTGGTGAAGATTATACAGGCGAAGGCTGGTCAGGACAGAGCCAAACTAAGTTTGTTGAATTTAACGGAACTGATAGAACAATTAGTTTTGATGGATTAGTTGACGTACCGTTTACAGTACTTGCCTATGAAGTTGACTCAGGTAAACAACTAGTGTTTGAATATGGTGATACTCCAGCTGGCGTAGTTGACTACACAATTGATTGGAATGCTAAAACAATTACACTAACAGATGGAAGATTCTCAACAGGTGATATTATTGGTGTAACAGCACACGGTGTTGGTGGCGGTAATCAACTATTAGTTGAAGATTACACAGCAGGCAATCATTTAACAACCGAAGGTACAGCAGATATTGTATTGCCAATTGATCATGAACAAATTAAAAACTTAGAAGTTTTAGTTAACGGTGAGAAGATTACAAACTGGACACTAGAAACATGGGAAACTTATCATACTAAACTACGTATTGGTAATAGAGACTTAACTGGTGACGGTGCTCCAGATGTAGACCAGGTTGTTAGCTCAGCAGTTGGCGGAGGCGTAGCAGATTCAGAATACAACAACGGTGCAATTAGTAATGTCACTGGTAATGGTAGTGACTTCTTCAAACGTGAAGTTACTGTTAACGGTGTAAGAATTATGGCGGCTGGCACTGTGGGCGGACAAACAGCAGTTCCAGATGCGTTTACAGAAAAAGTTGCACGTATGTTTGAACTATTTACAGATCCAAATGGCTCAGGCATTAATGAAGAATATCAAAGAAACTTAATTAAAACACTGAGTGGTGATGCAGGAACTTATCACGAAGGCTTACCGACTATACAAAGAGTAGCAAGAGGTGCCGGCAGTGATTATTCTACAAACTTTTTAACAGATGCTGGTATTTTACATTGGAACCTAACTGCCTTGTTTGATACGACTGTACAAAATGATATGGTTTGGT